AAAAACTCTTGTCTTGCCATTATACATTAAAACCTTTTCTCCAAGATTTTATCGCCCAAAATACAGGTTGTAAATTTACTTGTCTGCCCTTAGCTCTCATTCTTTTCAATGTAGCACCATGTCTGGCAAGGAATGATTTCTGTCTCGCTGGATTGTTTTTTTTTATGGTCATTGTTGGGTCTCCAAAACGAACAACCTGAACATTACCTGTTTTCTTATTCTTAACATAAACCCCAAACTTCTTTCTTTCGCCTGAAGTTCTAAATGGTTTATTAAGGGTTACAGTTCTACCTCTATACTTAGCCATTTATTTCTTTCTTTTTTTGCGTAAATCTAAATCGTGTTTTCTTGAACCTCTAAGAAAGCTATTTACTCTTCCCATAGACCATGCCGCCATAGGAACTCTTCTACTTCCAGCACTAAGGAAAGCACCCTGACCTCTTCTATAAACCTTAGCTAAAGTTCCATAAGTATATCTTTTAGATGCTTTTGCTTTTCGTCTAAGAGTTGCTTTTACTGAAGCTGATAAAGGTTTTCTTCTAACTGCCATTATGCTTTTGTCCTTGCTCTTAGTAATCCTCTAGGAATAAAACCACCTGATTTATATATAGAGGCTACTCGCTTTATTAGACTTGCTCTTCTTGACCTTTTGCTTCCTTTTAGTCCTGACAGATACTTTTTCGGAAGTCCTGAGTCCTTGTCTTTTGGAACTCGTCTTTTTTTTCTTTTCTTTTTTGCCATTACTCTTCTTCTTCGGCTGTTGGTAAGTTTGTTTGGAATTGTCCGATAGTCGTAGAAGTAGCATCAATTTCTTGATGTATTGCATCAATCTTTTCATCATCATCTATTACTGCCTTTGCTATTTGTTTATCTATTTCCTTTGTATATGTGTCTGATTTTACTCCACTAGCTTTTGCCACTTGTAAGAATTGTAGATCAGCCGCATAATCCCTTAGATCAAATGTATCAGGATAATCTATTTGACCATCAAAAGTTTTGTTTTGCCATTTTGCAAAGAAAGACCATATTTGCTCTTCAGCATTTTCTAATAAATCTGCTTTCTCAGATAATCTAGCATTGAGTAGTTGGAACTCTGTTTGTAAAGCAATACCTGAGTTAATAGTCTTTTCAGTTGCTCTAACAGAACCCATATGTGTAATTCTATTGATTGCATCTACTTTCATTGAAATAGAGTTCATAATACCATCTAAAGATTGTGCTGAGGGTTGTATAATGTAAGGTTTTAGATCAGCCTGTAAATCTTCAGGCATTTCAATAACAGAACCAGCACCAGCACTAGCTTCTACATTTGGGGTTTTGACTAGACTTGGGTGGTTACTTAATCTTATTAGTTGTTCACATTCAGAATAGTCATTATAAATAGCCTGTTGTAATTCTGCAACATCAGACAGATCAGATATACCAATAGCTTTTCTTTGAGACTTTTGATTGTATAAAATAATCGCTGGTATCTCATTCAAAGGGTTTGGTTGTTCGTCTAATAGTTTTGGCTTTGAAGAAGTATATTCTTTCATATAATCATCTACTTCATAAGTTGTAATATCTTCAAGAGACCAAACTTTTATAATTGCTTTATCATCAGTTAAATCTTCTAATATTGTAAGAGATGTAAGATAATATTTACCATTAGGATATCTTGAATATGACCAATTCATAATATTATCTGGTGTATAGATTGAGATGTATGGTCTTATATCTTGAGCTAGTTCCTCTGCTCTAGTATTTGTGATAACATTAGGCTTATCCATAATCGCCCAACAAGTTCCATAAATAGATGCTTGAGTTTGCATTTCTTTAATTACATTGTTAAAGTTTCTTCCATCTAAATCTGCATCATTCAAAAATGACTCTAAATCTGGGTCTCCAGCTAGTGAACCATAATCTCTAGTGGCTGGAACTCTAAATAGAAAGCTGGAATAAATTTGTACGACATTTCTACAATGATTATCTAAAGGGGTAAAACCAACCCTTTTCATGTACTCCTCATCAGACTCTAGGATATATCTATTCAGGTAATAACCATTATTATAATCATCTCCACCTAAATATGATCTGTAATGGAAGTTCCATCTATGAAAGTTTTTCTCATAATCGCTATGTCTAGCTGTTAAGAAATCTCTATCGTATATCGCCATCTAACTCCACCTAGTCGGTTCACTTGGTTTAAAATCTCTACGCAAAGGAAAAACATATTCAATAAGATAGCCTATTGCATCGGCCATATGGTCATACCCACTATCCTTATCAGGTATATGAGTTCCCTCTTTGTATATTTGTCTTTCTAAACTTTTAATTAAATTTTTGCAAGATTTGGTTATGAAAAGACTTGACACTCCATTAGCATTTTTAAGTTTAGAATTTACTGCATTTATTCTATCTCTTACTTGAGGGTGCGTTGGTCTAACCTTAACATTGAACCCAGCATTTCTAAGTAATGATAAATCAGTTGAACCACCAGCACTTGTCTTTCTTTGTCTTGCGGCTGGGTCAGGATAAATCACAATATTTCTTACTCCATATCTTGCTTTTATTTCATCAATCATATCATTTGTATTTGCGTTGTATATTTGTATCTCATCAAAAATTATTAAATTATTATCTCTTATCTGGCCAATACAACAAGCCATAGGGTTATAGTTGAAGTCCATTCCAATATGCAAAGGTAATTCTTTTTGTTCATATGTGTCTATAATGTGTTTGTTTCTATCAAAGTTATAATAAATAACACCAGCATAATTAACAAATGTAGCTAAATATTCTTGCTGAAAAGTTCTTTCATCTAGGTCATTCTTAGCCTGATCTATTTCTTCTTGAGTAACTTGACCGCCCTCAATAGTAGTAAATTTAAAACTTTTCCATTCACTATCTTTCTTTGAGTACAGTTCATAAGACCAATTACCATAACCTTTTGGTGTTCCACAAAACAAAGCTGAACCCATAGTATATTTATCTGAAAGTGTAGGTCTAATAACTTCATACCAAGCCTCAGGCTTTATGTCTTGTATCTCATCAAAACAAACAAAAGATAAACCACTACCCCTTAGACTTTGCTCATTCTCAGCACCTTTTAGACTTATTGTAGTCCCATTTCGTAAAGATAAAGTTAATTGTGTTTCATTTATCTTAGCAACCCATCTATGCTCTAGCATCTTTTCTTTTAGTGGTTTCCACATTATTTCTCTACTTTGTCTGTAGCTGGGACTTATGTAGAATATCTTTTTATTTGGAAACCTACCAAACTTAGCTAATTCATTTAAGGCTACAAATGTTTTACCAAATCTACGACCTGATAATAATACTCTAAATCTTTTATCTGATAATATTACTTTTCTTTGTGGTTCACTAAGAGGCACTAATCAATAGACCATTCTAAAGGCTGACTATCTTCTCCTACAGGAATATCAGATTGACCCAACATTTGTTTACCCAACCATATTAACATTACAGCATTTAGCTTTTCAGCACTCTTAAATTGTAATTGTCTAAGCCTTAGTTTCATCTCTGCTCTTCCTTTTGTCAAATATTCGGAATAACTCTTTCTAATCAGGCTTTCATCACACCCAAAGAAGTCAGCTATCTCTACATTTGTCATTCCGTATTTAGCTAGTTTTTGTACTTCCTCTGTGTCTATGTCGTACTTTTTAGGTCTTGCCATTAGTGAATTGTAATACCCTCTCTTAATACTTCTTCTTTTTGGACTTCGTGATACTGATATAAATATTCATGTGCTTGTTCCTCTGTATCAAATCCTGATACTTGTATAATAGCTGAATATTTACCATGTAAGTCAGGAATAGTCATAAATAATTTTTTTAACTCTTCGTCCATCATGTTATTCTACACTAATACTCATCTTATCCATAGCCTCTTTTGATACTTTACCTTGTTTGTAGGCTTCAATTATATCTTGGTCATTGTCATTTATGGTTCTAAATCCTTTTTGCCAAGAGGACAAGTTTACAAATGGGTCTCTTTTATAAAAACCTAAATCATCTTTTATGTCTAGTTTTTGCGGCTCGTTCTCCCAACCTTTATTATTTAACCATGTTCTAAAGTGCATAATAAACTTCTTATCATCTACGGAACTACAATAGTTATTCCATTTTTCTACAATAAAGTCCCTATTTGGTTTATCTTTCATTTTATCAAAAACTTTAAAGGCTTGTTGTTTATTACCTGTTTTATGATTAAGTTTTGACCATAAATCGTTAAATAAATCTTCTCTATAAATATGTTTATTATTATGATTATTATTATTACTATTACTATTACTGCTTTGCGTTGGCTTTGCATTCGCATCAGACCATCTCTTCATAGCCGCATCATAGGCTTTACCTGATTTTAGTATTACCCATTTCCATTCTTCTCTTTGAGCCTTACTGTAATAACCTTTTTTATCTTGCTCAAAATATTGTGCTAATAAGTAGTTAATCATTTTTTCCTCTGCATTTACACCAACTCTTTTAAGCCTATCCATATCATTAGGTAATGTTGCCTCATTCTTCCAAGCATAACAAAGTAATCTAAAATATAAACCTAATTCTTCATTTGTTAGGTTTACTGTATCTGCTATAAAATTATCAGGACTTATTCCCATCTTCCATATTTTTTGTGCCATTTTTTTCTCCAATTTTTAAGTTAAAACATTTTATACAAGCTCTATCAAAATCCCAATCTATTTCATATTCCATGAATAAATCTCTTGTTAGTTTATTGTAGGTAACTTGGTTTACCATATCCATCATATTATCTTTTATGTATTTTCTTCCACAAAAACAACATGGGTAGGTTTCATATTCCCCAAACTTCTTGTCTATGCTTTTTGGCATCTTCATCTTTCCATTCATAATCATCAAGTTTTGGTGCAAATAAAACCTTTAGATCATCAATACTATTTGCAAGTTTAAGTGTATGTTCAAGGCTTTTTAAATGTGTTTCTGCTTCTCCTATGTAATCATAATCAGGTATAAAAGGAACAAACTCACATACTTTCTGATCTTTTCTTCTTGGCTCTTTACCTGTAGCTAACAAAAAACTACAATCAATATTCTTGTTTGTTTTTTCTTGAAAAGCCTTTTTGTATATAGCCATTTGAAGTTTATCATCATTAGTAAGCATAAATTTATCTTTTGTTTTAAGGTCAATAATAAAAATTGTATTTTCGCTTTCAAATACATAGTCAAGAAAACCTATAAACGGACAACCATAAATTAAAGTTTCAATTCTTATTTGATTGCCAACAAATTCTCTATCTTTTCCAAGCCAATCTCCAAAAACACCTCTACTTACAACCATATAATCATTAAAAAACTTCCAATAAATTTGTCTTATCATAGGTTCAATCATATTATATTGTTTTTGATTTTCTTCTTCATCATCAAAGAAATTTGTAGCTGATTTATAATAATTCTTAGCTACTTCTATACAATCTTGCATAGATGTTTTTTTAAGAAGAAATTGATCTATCCCAAACTCTACTGCTTTTCCTCGTTCCATTCTTGAATTAGATACTCTTGGATAACCCAATACATAATCAAGAAAGAATTTAGCTTTGTTATTTTTAAAAGATTTTAATCTACTAGCTGAAAAAGGCAGTAGATGGTTTTCTGTTTCAAACTTTTCAAATACTTTTAAATCAATCATTTTTTTTCTCCATTTTTAACTTCTTCAAAATATTCTTTTAAAGATGTTTGTTTTGTTTGTTCTAGCATATCTTGTAAATCTGCTATTAAATCAGCTTTTGACAAGCCATTTATTTTTTTAAATAATCTTGGATATTTCAAACTAATAACTTCCATAAAACCTGAGTCAAAAGTTATTTCTATTTTAAATTTTTCAATGTTTGGGTTTAATTTTATTACATTAGTCATTTTTTTCTCCATCAAATAATGTTGTTTGGTTTTTATCTATTGGTTTCCATTGATAATAATAAAGTTTATTCATTTTATCTTTAATAAACTTATCAGGTATCATGGTTGTCTTTGTTGGTTTATGTAATTGGCTTAAAGGCACAATCATATAATCATCTTTGTATGTAAGTTTTAGATTTGCTCTTCTTGTAAATGCTCTTTTAACATATACCCCTTGAACACTAATCAAGTTACCATACAAAGTTTTTACTTCTTTAACTACTTCTCTTGATACCATCTTTTTCTCCAATAAATTTCTTCATAATATAATGAAATACTTTTGGATAAGGCAAAGAACCCATACCAACTGCTTTCTCTACTTTATCTTTTGATTTGTTAAGCAACTCTTTATCTACTTCCATAGTTATTCGTTGCGACTCATAATCTCTAGGTTTATTTCCCATGTTTCATCTTCTCCATTACAATTTGTTTTAGTTTTTCTTTTTCTCTAAATATTATTTTGTAGTTAGCATGATCTTCTCTGCATAGAGGAATAAGATTTGATACTTCATTCTTGAGACTAGGTTGCTTTGACTTACTCTCAATGTGATGTAAATCAACTGCAACCTTATTCTCACAATACCAGCACATAATCGTATCATATTCAGATAGACCATAATATTTTAGAAATATGCGTTTATATTTGACCAAAATACTTTTTATGTACTTTGACAGCCTCATTAGTAAGTTGGTCAATATCAGATATACCAAACTGACCTGAACCCATGCTTCTAGTTACAATACCCGTTATGAACATACTAGCATCTACTCTAAGACCTGAATTAAAGTTACCATTACCATTTTGCATTGGAACATTTTCAGGTTCATAGCTTGATGGTGTTTGCATATCGCCAAGTTTTTTTACATTACTAATATTGTAATATTGATTACCTTTAGCTGAAGTTTTTAACTCTGACATATCGCAAGTAAAACTGTCTCCTCTTTCAAGATCAACATATTCATTTGCATAAAGAGTTCTACCATCTTCAGTTTTTATATTGAAGCTAGGTCTCCCATCTTTACTGTTGTCGTAAATAGTTTTTATTGTATTTTGCATTTTTTTCTCCTTATTTTAATATGGAATACTTTCTGTTTTCCATGCAAGTCTTTATCACTTTTTCCTCGTGATAACCATACTCAAATCCACTCATTTGCATTTGAGCAGTAAATCTACATTCTTGTAAATCCCCATAATAATTCTTTGATTGAGAAAATTTTGGGTCATACACAGGCGAATAACTACTACAGCCTGACAAGAATAGTAAAATCATAATTACTCTAATCATTTTTTTCTCCTTTGTTCTTTTCTAAAAAAATTATTGATTGCTCTTTTCCACTTAGAGTCAAATAGTTTCATTTGTATTGGGTCTAAATAAAAATTATAACCAGACTCTTTATAAATATTTACCCAAAGACCATATAAAAAGTTTCTTGGAATAGGGTTTTTTCTACACAATAATTTTTTATAATCTTTAGCTTTATCAATTAATTCCTTATCTTTTTTTTCTGAAATAGAATATGTTTGATTACCAACTGTAACAGAAACCATCTTTTCATTATAAGGAACTAATCTTATTTCTGGTTTTGTCATATTTCTTCCTCACAATAAGTTAAGAAACCCTCTTGATATGCATGATACTCCATAATTTTAGACTTTGTACTATCTTTAAATTGTTTTGTTATTAACATACCTTTACTTTTATAATATTCTAATACTGCTTCCAATACTTCTTCAGCAGTTTTTTCTTTTATGCTATATTTTTCAATAACTTCCCACATAATTAAAGTCTCTTTAGTCATTTTTTTTCTCCATATTTTTTTATTTCATTTTTTATTTCTTTAATCCATTTGTGTAAAATTTTATTAGGAACATACCTCATAGCATTTACATACATAAAAGTATCTTTACCAATTAAGTCTCCATCTGCTTCTCCACCACAAACTTCATAAAAATAATTATGATTTATATTATTAAGTTCTTTTAAAAGTTTTTCTTTAGAGTCATATTTTTTCATTTATTTCTCCTTTTTAACTCTAAGAACATCTACAACAACACCTCTAACTTCTTTATCTTCCCTTACTACAACTTTAATTGTTTCATCAGGTTGTAGTTTTGGTGTTTCTCGTTCAATACCGAATTGTATTGCGTCCATAACCATTTTGTTTTTGTTCATTTTACCTTTGCCATTGTAAACAAATTTATCTGTCATTTTTTTCTCCAAGTTTTAGTTGTTGTAAAACCTCTTTCATATAAGAAGTTTTGTTTAGGTGTATCCAATTTTTAAGCATCTTTCTATAAGTTACTTTCCAATCTGAGATATTACATTTTGCATTATCAAATAAAGCAATATTACTTTTTAGATAATTATATTTTGTGTGTTCACTAGGATTTGGAATATAAGAATTTTGTATTTTATATTTCTTATGTTCTCCGTTGTAATGATAAACACAATGATAATACTTATTAGATTTTTTTACAAAGAATGGGTAAGTCCCACAATCAATTAATTTATACATTTTTTTCTCCTATAAATATTGTACCAATAAAAACATTGATACATTCATAATAAAAATTATTAGTGCTAATTCACTAGACATATTTTTTTTCTATTGGTTTTACGACCCAACCCCTCTCACTAACTAACATTTTAAAATTAGGATTAATCCAATTATCAATTTTTACTTCATCATTATCTTTGTAAGTAACAACAATAATATCACTAATAATACCTGATAAATTATTTCTGTTATCCTCTTGTAATCTGATGCAACCAAAAATTTTTTTGTATTCATCAAATTTTTTTCTTATAAATCTTGCTTGTTTGTTTCTGTAAGTTTTTGTGTCAGAACTATAAGTATCAGATTGACAAAAATTGTAACCATCAGAAGCTAACCCACTATAAGTTATAATTTGTTTGTATTCTTTATTCATAATAACTCTCCAATTTTTTTAATTCTTCTTTATCTCTGCTAATAATTCTTTTAGCAATATCGTGGCTATCTTCTTTACCAAAAGTATATTTCCAAGCTGGTTTTTTTAACTCATCTTGATAATGTTTAATAGATGCTTTCAATCTATTTATTTCTTCTTTATGTTCTTCGTGCATTATTTTTTTCTCCATGTTTAGATGGCTCATTATTGAGCCACCTTTAATTGTTTAATAGTTTCAATAATATCTTCCGTAGATAAATTTATCCAATTTGGAATATTTAAAAATTTTTCAAGCTGATCTACTGTTCTAATATCTTCGCCATAATGATCACTACAAACAGGTGCAGTAAAATACCACATTTTAGTAACTATAAATTCAGCACCTTTACCTTTACCATTCCAAAGTATTTCATGTTGAGCATGAGACATTTCAATTACACCTTTTTTTTCAAGAGACCCAAATACACCTTTCAAAGTATTGATCTCCCAGCCTAACTGTTTTCCAATCCATTTAGCAGAACTCCAAAGAATACTATTGCTACCATCTGCATCATTTATTGCATGACTCAAAAATAATCTTTCTTTCTTAGTAAATTTAATCATTTTTTTCTCCATAATATAAATATACAGATAAACATTTATACAACATAGTCAACACATATATTCACATTATTTAACATTTAATTAATTATTTGCATATTTTCGCTATTTGTTCTATTTGTTATTAGAAGTATTTTTCATAAAATATTCCTTCCGAATGGCTGGTCGCTGTTTTTTTTAAATTTTTTTCTCCAAATTAAATTTCTTTAAGAATGACCAGCCTTTTGCTATATTTAGTATGTGAAAGAGTCTGACATACAAATAGAAGTAGTAGATTGGTTCAAATCAAAGCAATCAGAATACAGATTTAGAATATTTTCAGTTCCAAATGAGGGTCAAAGAAAAGTGTGGTTTTTAAACAAATTAGTAAAAATGGGACTAAAATCTGGTGTTCCTGACCTAATACTTGAGTTTCCTAAAGGTCGTCTGGTTTATCTTGAGATCAAAACTGAAAAAGGAAAGTTATCAGAAACACAGCAAAATTGGTTAAAAGTCTCTAATGTCTTTAAAACACCCCACTATGTCATAAAAGGCTCTGTAGAAGCAAATATGGACGTTTTAGAGGGGGTTCTGGCTTTGTTCCCAGATGCAAAGATCAAGAAAGCTGAAAATAGTCCTTTACCACCCCAAAAGGTATAACATTTCTGTCTCCAAAACTACCATCAAGAGAATAGCTTGAAAATGTGTATAAATTGTTCTTATCTTTCTTAAAAATAAATGCGTAAGTAATTATCTCGGCTGGTTTCATTTTTACAAATTCTTCACTAGAACAAAGACCTGAGTCCCCAACTATATCTATCCAAACTATTTTGTGAAGATGATAGTTTTTGCCATCTAAAATTATTTTATTTTCGCTTTTTCTTTTTTCTTCTTTTTGCACTTTTTCGTCTCTTACGCATAGGTCTTTTATTCATTAAAACTGCAAGTGTAGAAGTTGTAGTTATTCCACTCATTTCTTTCTTTTTTTCTTATGAGCAGAGTTTTTCATCAACCGCCCATCAGGCATATAATGAAACCCTTTAGGCGGTTTTTTCTTTTTCTTTTTCTTAGCCATTATTTCTTTTTCTTTTTCTTCTTTTTCTTCATAATGGCTTTTTGTAAGCCTTTTGGTAACTTCTTCTTTTGTTTAGCGGTCATACCGCCCCCATAATGACTTGGCATAGCTATCTCCTAATGTAAAATATAATTATGTACTCCGATTGTTATTAACACAATAATAATCGCTTGAACCCACCATTTTAAACTAACAAATGAGTCCCACCATTTTTCTATTCTTTGTTTCATTTCGCCACTCCTTTAGTTTTCTCAAAGGTTCTCAATGCACCCATGCCAAGTAAAGACATAACAAGAGGCATTAGAGTCCCCATATCAAGTTGAGGAATGTTTAGCACTTCGTATTGGAATAGACCACAAATAAATAAAATAAATTTACTTAATACAAACTCCCAAAAAATTGCTAAAGCACAGGAAAAACCTATTAATGGTCTCCATGCTCTTTGTAAAAAACCACTAATACCACCAGCAGTTGATTTAGCATCAGCTAGGTTTATATCCATTTGTTTTAATTTAATTTGATTTTCAAGTTCAATAAGTTTTGCTTTTGCTTGTTGTTTTTCTTCTTCACTTACATGAAGATCATCAACAATTTTTCCAACACTATCAACTAATCCACCAGATAATAATTTTCCTAATACCATTATAATCTCCCCTCATCTTTTAATTGTTTACTTATTTTTGCCATTTTTTCTCTTAAATCATCATGTTGATATTTTCTACGCATTTCATTGACATAAGTTTTTTCTTCAAAAGTCGTAATTCTTTTCTTACACTTTCTCAGGTCAATTCTCCCATCTTGTTCGCCAATCTTGAGGCTCTCGCTGGTGTATGTTTCTTTGCCCATAAACTATCCAACATTTCTAGTTTTGCTATATCATATCTTTTATTCTTCAATGCTTCAAACATCTTCTTAAATTTCATCACTTTTGGCTTTCCAAGTTGAAAAAGCATATGTATCAAGATTTCCTTAGCCCCATCTACAATATCTAAATCTTTTGTTAATGACTCCATATCTTGTTTTGCAATAGCAAAATCATACTCAAAAACCTTTTCTAGTTCTTTGTGAGAATACTTTATACCCTCTTTAAATTTATCTCTTGGTAATACTAAATGACCATAACCTATCGTAGCAAAATTTAAGGTATCTTTATAAATGGTATCTCTATAACCCTCTTCTTCTTTGATGTGTTCTTTAACTTCTTCTAAATTCATCTTGTTCCTCCTATGCCTAAATATAATTCATCTTCTTCTTCTTTTAATTCATGTACTGCTTTTTTTAAATATACAGCCGCATCTAATAATTCTTCTATACTATTTTCTATGGCTTGTACCTTATTCATTCTAGCTGACTTCATAGTATTCTTATATTTAATAATACCTCTATTTGACCTGTCAGCTAGTTGGTTCATCAGTTCGGTTACTATTGGGTCTTTCGTCTTTTTTTCTTTCATATTTCTCCTTTAGTTCTAGCATTGATATGAAGTTATGTCCTTGAATATGACCATCAGCTAACAACAACTGACTTACTCCATAACTCCAACCATTTGCACTATTTTTAGCATAACTTTCAACATGACCATAGTCCATGCAAGTCCCTACATTTACAATCTTAACATAATTACCTCTACCTAGTTTTGATGCTCTCCATGATCTTTCTCTATGACTATGACCAAAAACTATATCGTGCATAGCATTATTTGAAACTTGACTTGCTTCAGCCATCTTTCCACCTATTTCTCTACCTATTTCATTCAAAGGAACATGAACAAAACCGCACCCTTTTATAAAATAAAACTCTCCATAAGCTGAAATACCCCAACCTTTTTCCATAAACATTCTTTCATATTGTTGAGAAAATGCACCTACAACTTCTTTATTTTCATTTTCATATTTGTATAATCTCATCTCATGGTTGCCTAAACAATAATGTTTTATAGGCTTTACATCTCCCATACCCTCATACAATAATTCTAAAGCATCTCTTGTAATCC